ATCCTCGTCCGAGAATGATAGTAGTTCGCATTCTTGTGGATGTTCAACATCGTCTTTGTATACGATGAATGTCTCGCATTCGAATTCTACTCTCTCGTTCATTTGACCTTTTCGAAACGATTGGTCTTTGGATATCGTCCCCTCTACAAAGAGGGTGACGAATGTCTTATCATCCATGACGAATTCTCTATCTAATTCAATAAGACCAGAGTCTATGTCATTTATGTAATCGTTCAGAATAATTGCGATTCTCTCGATTTCGTTGTGGTTTAGTTCGATGTTCATATTATTTATCAAATTTGTATTCGTCAGTTGTTAGGTCAGTAAGTGTCTTGATGTTGTGCGAGTAAAAAAGTTCCATAACCATTGTGTCATCTTTTCCGTTACATGACTCAATCAATTGGTCAAATAAGAATGTTGCTTGTGCGTGAGCCAAATAGAGTCTCTCAATCAATTCCTCTTTGCTGATATTCTCTTCGTGAAGGACTGACCAAATTGCATCGTCAATATCCATCTTTTTCGCTAATACCTTTTCAGTAAGCTCCAGGTTAGGCAAGAAGAAGTCTTCGCGCAAGTCATCGAAAGAATCATGACCTTGAAAGTAGTTGACTGCAACAACATCGTTATCGTTTTTGTCTCTCCATTCAGATATCCATCTATCTGACTCTTGAACAAATCTCCATTCGTGATTAACCTTAACAAAACGATTCTGATTCACATTGTATACTTTATCATTCTCACAATCCCAAACACAAATCTCCTCGTCTCTATTGAACGCTTCCGTATAGGTACAATCGTGTTGGAAGATTCTACCTTTCCAATCGAATGTCAAACCGTCACCATCCACAATCATCAGATAGTCTCCGATGGTGAACTTCTCCTCTTTCGGCATCATCTCTTTTAGATTGTCGAATATCTCAAACCAATAGATTTTGCTGAAGGCAAGTCTACTGAAGTAATCTTTCACGCTATTATCTTCTTTCTTGAATACCAATTTCGTAAAGAACGCGCCTAATCGAATTGGACTATTATACTGACGAATGTTCTCGAATGCGTCTTCCAACCATCTTTCGTCATTGTGTATGTACGAAATAATTGTGCTTGTCTCAAGGTTAGTGTATCCATTAACCGTTTGTTCTGCGCCAGGATTGGCTGAATTTAAATTTTTGTTCACGATTTTAAGTTTTAAATTATTGATTTTGATTTTGATTAGTTTTCTTCCTCTTCATAAGATGCGAATCCGAGATCCACAAGAATGTCGAATATGCAAGTCTCGTTTACTTCTAACATCTCTGCAATGTCTCTCGCTTCATTGTCATAAAGCATAAACATCTCACAATCTTTTTGATAGTTCGAGAATTCGTAGGTGAGATATTCTCTCACATTCGTTTCCTCTTGGTAGTTCATCGTCTTGATTCTACGATTGATGTTATAACAAATGTCATAAACGGCATTCATTACCTTATCTTCTTGATGTGTTGTAATGATATTTCGTGCATCCTTCATTTTGTTTTGTTTTAAGTTGTTGATTTGATTTGATTATTTACTATAGGTTAGTTTTGAATTCTCTCCGATGATGTGAATAGATTTAAGATATGCAGTCAGTCTATCGAAGTCCTCGTGCGGAAGGAATCGAATCCATCCATCCTCTTGCAATGCGGATACATAATCCGTATCACATTCCCATATCACATCCTCGTTGCAGTCTTCGATATGACATTGGTACTCTCCTCTCTCGTCAAGGTCAACGATTAGTGTGAAGGCATTGTAATCTTTCTCCTCTCCGCTTTCATAGGCATTCCATTCAGCAAGTTCGTCTTCGTGAACTAACCAAAGGTCACCATCTTCCGATTGCGTTAAGTAGAATAGTTCGTTGGTTGACATCTTGCGAATCTCGTTGTAGTAACAAAGTATGTCATTCCAGTTGTCCCAATACCATTCGCCATCTCTACCATCCTCGTCTAATTCAATTAACATCCTTTTCAGAACATTTGAATCGTTGGTGAAACGATAGGAATGTAGATTCTCATTTCGCATATCCTCTGCGAATTGTTGTGGTATGTAAGTTCCTCTATGACCATCTAAAAGGAAGATGGATTTTTGTAAGTTCATTGTGCTTTTCATTTTTACCAATTGTTACAATTATTTCTTGATGAATTCTTTGCAAATGCTTCCTTGCATATCTGCTCTAATTTCGTGTCTCTAAACGCTCCCCAAGGAGAGATTCCCTTATAAGTTCCGTATTGATATCCGTAAGTATTTACGCTCACCATGTCTTTCGAAATGATGTAGTCAACACAATCTTCCGTTGGTAACGCTCCCTCGATTTTCCCAACTCCCCATTTGGATGTTGGAAACAAGGCAAAGACATCTATCGTCTTCAATTGTCCATATCTATCGCAGTTTGCAGTTCTATAGTAGTTCTCGAATGCTTCGTAGATGTACTTCTTTGTGACTTTCTTTTTCATTGTCTTGATTTTATTGATTAATGATTGTTTCTTCTATCTCTTCCCAATTCGCATCGTAAAAGCTCTCACATTCAGCATCCGAGAATGCTGATGGTTCGAACTCTCCGAATGGATTAATGCTTCCTATTATTTCGAATGTCTTCCCTTCGTGAAGGACTTCTACTATCACTGACTTGTGATTGATGTCAAGGTTGATTTTCATAATTTCCAGGATTAGTGCATTTTAAAAATTTTCGTCTTCAGAGATGTCTTCTCCGTAGTTCAACCAAAGGAATTCCTCTGATTGATTCGCCCACATCACATCGTGATTCCATTTGAGCAAGTTCGTGTATTCCTCACTCGTCTCTATCTCCCATATGATATCCGTAGGGCAATCGTCTATGTGATATGCGTAAGGTGATTGGTTCAACCATTGAAGGTAGTTAATGATGTCTTGCGCTGATGCGTCTTGCTTCAGCATAGGGATTCTTGAATTGTTCATTGTCTTAAATTTTACTTAGATTACTGATTTCTATTTCTACTTTGTTTCCATGTTTATCCGCAACGATTCCTCTCTTGCAATCGTTGTTGATGTATCCAAGGAACAAGTAATCGTGATTGATTTGGTTCAAGCGAACATATTGTCCGCATTTTAAAGGCATCTTTGGATTGCTCATCTTATTAATAGTTGTTTAGTGAATGAAATTCGATTGTCTCAACAAGGTAATCTCTCTCGTCCTCTCTCACATTGTCCCATTCTCCATTACCATTATCGAAGGACTCGCATAGTTCTGCTAAGTAACCAAGTGAAGTCACTTCTTCCCAACACCATCCGCATCCAAAGAACCAATGCTTCTCACCATTGATAATTGTCCCATCGCAGATAACTATCTTCTCTCCATCGTAGGTCTCATATAGAACACCATCTTCGAAGGAAAGTTGTGACTCTGATTCCTCGTTCTGAAATAGGTAGGTCTTCGAGAAGATAACCTTCATTACTTCCTCGCTGAAGTAAGGTTGAGCAAATCCATTCCAACGAAGGTCTGATGAGTAACCAACGAATGTTAAATCCGTATCTGCTCCAATTGTGAAAACTGATTTCTTTTCCATGTCTTAAATTTGTTAAATTGTTAGTGTTTATGCATTCGCCAGGAAATGCGCATTTTAAAATTTTTGATTGTTTTTTCTTGCGTTGTCTCTCGTTATTACTTCCTCAATTGAAGGATTAATGCAATAGCAGATAGAAGGAAGGTAAAGAATGCGAATTCGCATAAGATAACATCTCTCTTAACCATTGAAATAAGGATGATGATTGTACTTATAAGCATACAAGCGAATAAGAATGTTTCGAAGGCAATTGATTTCTTCATTTGTTTGTTGTGTTAAGTTTAGCGAAATGTGTAGACTCGAACTACACGATGCATATTGTATATACACCTCTCCAAGCATTTCAGATTATTTCCATGATGTCAAAGAACTACGGCCTTTATACGCTTTTCCGTTATCTGCGTCCCAACTTTACTGCTTTCGTTTCCTCTATTAAGTTTTTACTCCGTTCGTATATCCTACTTGCTGTAGTCAAGGTTGTTGGTTGCTCCTCTTGTTATTTATATCAATTTGGTAGTTGCTCTCTTTAATTCCTCACTTTAGATATTCACATATGTAAAGGCATATAACTATTCAGTTGCGGAGTAATAACCAATTTTTCAATGTTCGCCATTCCGTTGAATGCTCTGCAATACTACAAACAATATTCAAAACATTACAAATCGAAATTGATGCATTCTTGGAATCCTAACGTAAAAGCCTGGAAATGATCATTTTAACCCACAAAAAAAAGTGCATATTTCAACTGTTTTTGTGTATCAGCACTCAAAATGACCTATAATAAATGAGCGAAAAAGGATTTAGGATGCACCAAGATTTCCTCGCAATTGTGCATGGAATTTTCCTTAACTGAATGTTGTGGTGAATATGCCTATATGAAATGTTGCTAACCTTTCGACAAGATGGTTCATGTATTTACGAACAATGTTATGAACAACGAATGCGGAGAGGATGCCTACGAAATGTGGTGTGAATATGCAATAGGTAGTGCGAATAGTTACGAACAAAGTTGTTCACATATAATATTACGGCAGTACTGCTGACCATACGCGATTCGTGACGGCAATAGAGCAACGATATAGTGCTGACCATGTTGCACCATTGCTATGCGATTTGCGTTGCTTGTTGCCTATCCTATTGCGCTGAGAAACGGATGCGATGCTGATGTTGCTGACCGAACACGATGCAGCTTTTGCCTGGGGGTGGGTTCGCAAATCCTGATCTCCGACCGGATCGCGTGGTGGGATGATGCGATGGAAACCCCCTTCCCCCCACATCTTGCCTATTTCCCTTTTTGGATTTGGTTATCCCTCGATTCCCTTTTTACGGCTATATAAAGATACGAAATGTATTGTAAAGATTATAATAATAAGGGGCGAAATGCGGTTTGTCCATCGGTGAGTATCCCGATTCTATTGAGTTTGTAATTTTTGTAATGGGGGGGGTGGTGTCGCAAAATGCTTTTCTTGCATAATGCTGATCAGTTTGTGGGGACCAGGTCTAAAAAAAATTTTTTTTTCTGGAGTGTAGACTATGTGTCTACAGTTGGGTAGTGGTACTAACCAGTTGGTTTTATATATTTGTAAAAAAATATAGTCGTGAAAACAAACAAGAACAAAAACGCTCGTATGGAGAAGAGGGCAGATCGTTTGACTGCCAAGGCTAACAAGATCACTGGTAAGGGTTCTACCTCGCTTAACTTGGTTTCTGGTGACAAGAGTGCCACTATTAAAACTTCTGCTAACACTAAGAAGTCTGACCGTCTACTTAACCGCGCTAGTGTGTTGAGGGGGAAGGCTATCTCAGACCCTTTTGAGAAGGCGAGATATATTTCCAACTTGCCTGAGGGTACTTTGAAGAAGAAGTTGACTAAGCAAGGTCCTATAGACAAGATCCACGCTAGAAGGGTTGTGAAGAAGTTTAACAACTCTCCCATTGGTCCTATAAAGCGTTAAGTCGGCTACAGATTGTAACCACCTTGATGGTGTCAACAAAATGGTCTTAATTCGGCAAACTTCCGAGTTTGGCCATGTTTTGTTACGGAGTTTGGCAAATAGGGGTTGGGGATTATTATCAACGATAAGCCTGATTGTGGTGACAATTATCCACAATGTTTTGTCTCAAAAGTTTACTATAATTGCGACAGATGTCCGTTTATATCGGACAGGTGTTATAAATAACATCTAACCCATACTATTGTGTGGGATCGCTGACCGTAAACCAATATTTTGACTTTAATGACTGAGGAGTCATACTATAATGTGACTTATGTGTCACAATTTTTCGTGTTTTTGTGACTTGTAAGGGACTTTTTATTTCTTTCTACTCGCCTTGACTCTTTTCTTGTCTGCCTTGAACTGTTCGGACTGGGTGTAGAGCTTACCAGCCTTCTTGTCCTCTCGGTACATTTTGTTAGCAGACTTCTTTGCGTCACCTTCCTTCCACTTCTTTCCGTAGGCGAACTTCTCTGCTCTCTTGGCTGACTTGAATCCGACTACCTCTCCTCTCTTCAATGCCTCATCGTATGCCTCTTGAGGCTTGTCTTCGAGGTTGGTCCATGTCTTCCCACCATTGTTAGGGAAGATGGTTGGGTTTACTTCGTATGGTCTCTTTCTGTTTCCTGTTTCTCCAGAGGAGAGGAGGACAGTTGATGAAGGTCCTTGTGCGTTCTTCATGGGAGTAACCCCTTTTCTCATGTCTCTGAGTGCCTTTACCTTACGAGACACGATGAGTCCATCCTTGGTGCGAGGTTTCTTTGGTCCTGGGTTGAAGTAGTCTTGTGCTTTCATGTTGTAAATTTATAAAAAAAAAGCCTCTACCGAGGCTTCTCTAGTGTAGAATATTTTCGTTATGGCTTACTTTTATAACTTGGATATTTATTTGCAAGATTCTTACGAACACCATTCATTACGTTCTGCTTCACCTCTTCACTACCCTCTCTCATCGCTCTTTTCATTACCGGGGCAGTATTTTTAGATAGTTTTTTCATTACATCTTTTTTAACTGCAGCTTCTTTATTAACTGCTGCTCTATTAATTTTTTTAGATTCTTGATATGTGGCTTTATCTTGACCTTTATAGTAAGTTCCTCCTTTATATTGAAGACCACCTGTTTTGTAAATTTTAGTTTTATTTCCAGACGCGTCTTTTCTATTGACAACCATATTTTGAGCCATCTTTCCGCTACCTCTATCAATCTTAGTAGTCATTCTAGTTACACTTTTTTCTCCTGTAACTTTATTTTTGCCTACACCTCTATGGATACTAATATCTGGCTTGTTCTTTCTTTTTATATCTATAGTAAGATGTTTTTCCTTAGTGAACTTTTCTGGGTACAAATTTGTCTTAGTGCGTTTGATTTGAATTTTTGGAGGCATGGTATTAGTTTTTGTTTATTATTAATAATACACAAATATACAATTCATCACTTATCTCCCAAAATTTCTTTGAGTTGAGAGAAAATATCTGTTTGAGTCTGTCCCCAGAAAAAATCGCAAGTTCCATCCTCCTTGATTGGAGGCTTTGCAAAATAGGCTTGGTAGTATTCGTTTTGAGGTGCTGTAAATCTATGGCACTTCTCTTTGTGGGGACAATTTGTCCCTTCGCACATTGTTATGTCACTCATCTCCAAATTTTTCGTTGTAGTATGACTCTGCATTTCTATTATAAAATGAATCGCTTGAAGACTGTTGGTCGGTTCTACCTTCACGATAAGCCTCAATTATCTCCTCCTTGTGCATTGATTTGGCTTGTTCGAGTATCTTTTCAACGTATTCATACACCTCGCTCTCAAAGCCAAGTTTCTCGCTAATTTGTTGGAAAAAAAAGTCTAGAGAAGTTTCTTTTTTATTATTCATATCTTTTTGCTTAATTTCATAGTTTTCACCATCGTCACATTTCTCGCACATGGCAAGTTGATTATTAGCACACGAGTCGAATCCAAACTTACACTCCAACCCACTTTGTTTTGTTTCTAAGTGGACTACCCGGAGTCCCCACATTAGGTTATACATCGCTGCTGATCTTCTTGCGTACTCTTTGGAGAGTCCCTTCTCCTTTTGGAAAAGGTCTACCATCCAGTCCATCCATTGCTGTTCCTGTTCGGGAGTCATGTCCCAGTCGTAATACCATTGGTCCTTACGTCCGAGTACATCCTCGTAGGTTACGTTGTGTCCTGCTATCGAGAACATCTTGTCTACTATTTCCTTGATGATTTCCTGATCGGTCTTTCTCTTGCGTCTCATTATTCAAATGTATTTGTGTAGTATTCCTCAAATTGCTTCTCGAAGATCTTTTTTAGGCGAGGGACTTTGGTAACATGGGCGAGGTACAGGTCCTTCATCTCCTGCTTATGCATCTCCCTTACCTCCTTGAGTACGGCATTCCACTCCCACTTATCTCTTGGGGTTTCCCATAGTATTTCGAAGAGGACATCTACCGAGGTTTGCTTCTTGTCACTCATAGATTTTAGTTTTAAAGTTACACCCGACTTTAGCTTGGTGTTGTGTTCAAGCACTACCTTAGCAATCTTAAACAGCTACTTGCAATGACTTGTACTTCGTCTGCAAGGGACTCTTCGTGGCGCTTCTTTCGAAGTGAAGGTACAATTATTAAAAAATGCTGTTAGCTGTACTCAAGGGTAACATACACCACATCTATTATGAGGAGACGCTCTGTGTGGCTGCATTTTTATTTTTCCTTCTTATTCATTTGAGAGAGTACCCACGTCAAAACCTCTAACTTAATCTCATCAGAGATATCTTCGCTAAAGGTCTTGCGGAGCATTCGCTCATAAATCAGTTGCTTCACTATCTTCACTAGAAGGTGCTGTTTTTATTGCGTTAAGGAAAGCCACAGCCTCTTGTTGGAACTCCGGATCTTCTCTCATAGCGTTTAGAGCATCGTTTGCAACAGAGGTCAACTCTTGAGTTAGTCCTGTGAAAGATTCGAGAATTTCCTCGTTGGTTAACTCCATGTTGAGTGCCAACAACTCCGTTAACAACTTGTGACACGAGAGAGCAAATTCTTGCATGGTCTCGTTCGTTACTCTTAATTTTTGCATTTTGTGTATTATTTTCACAAATATACAAAAGACATTAAAATAACAATTAATAAGTTTTCAACAATACGGATTATAGATTTGGAGGAAGTTTGTATTCCTCTCCGCTGTCCTTTGCCTTTTGGTAGTCGTTGACAATGTCACAGAGTTTGACTTTCTTCCCAACCTCGGGACATCCAAGTTGGTGAGCGTTGTAGTACCCACAGACAGGGCATTTATACTTTGGCTTTTTCATGATCCGCAATATAAGCACGTTTCGTCATCATCCTCAATAGAATGTGCCTCATTATTGATACGGATTGCTTCCATTTCGATTTGAGCGTCTGTCCACTCTGGGTGGAAGGCTCTGATTTGTGACTTGAGGAATAGTAACTCGTTCATAGACTTAAATTTTAGGTACACAAAGATACGGAGAGAAATATATTTCTATATCTTTGTTTAGATAAAAAATTACACTATGGCAAAGGTTCAGTCTACAAGCAGTTTTAAGAAGAAGCCGAAGGTTAGAAGACCCGGTGTTATCGCAAAGACAAAGTGTTCTTGCTCAAAGAACTCTAAGAACTATGTTAAATCATATAGAGGTCAAGGGCGATGAAAAAACAGATGCTTAAAAGAAAGGATGGTAGCGTGTCTCCAAGAGGACTTTGGGACAACATTCGTGCTAACAAAGGATCAGGCAAGAAGCCTACTGCCGCTATGTTAAAACAGGAGAGGGTTATTAAGTCTCAAACCAAAAAGAAAAAGTAATGGCTAAGACACCAGCGTGGACTCGTAAGGAAGGCAAAGACCCAAAGGGTGGCCTCAACAAAAAGGGGGTGGCCTCTTATAGAGCCGCTAATCCCGGATCTAAGTTACAGACCGCTGTGACTACCAAACCATCTAAACTAAAACCAGGTAGTAAGGACGCTAATAGACGCAAGTCTTTTTGCGCTAGAATGTCGGGTATGCCAGGTCCAATGAAAGATGAAAAAGGAAGACCGACAAGAAAAGCACTTTCTCTAAAAAAGTGGAACTGTTAATAAAAAAATAGTATATTTGTGTAAATATTTAAAGAGATGGTTACAAGTACTACAGGTTTAGAAGGATCTACAAATGCCAAAAGAGTAATAGCTTCTGGAGCTACAGGTTTATATGACTTCTACAAAATAAAATATATTAAATCAGTCATTGTGCAAGGAATCACAAGCACAATACCAAACGTATCTCCAACACAGGGTTCGGTTGTTGCTGCTAACGATGGGTTGGATGCGGATGTTGAAAGTTATGTTGCAAATAACTTCCCATTTGACGTTGACTACATGAACACCACTAGTTATTTATGTTACGAGGTAGACAGAGATGTAATGAATGCTGCAGGCGCATCTGTCACCTACTTACACGCTCAAGTAGACGTGTATGAAGTGGTTCAGTCAACTAATAATTTAATTGTTAAAATATAAATAAAATGAAACAACCATCAGTAAAAACACGCAAGAACCTTTTAGGTCGTGACGTGAAGATTACTCGCGCAGGTAATGAGAAAACTCGTGAAGTAACTGGCAATCGTGTAGCCAAAACAACAGTAACTAAGGACATTAAGACTGGAGGAAGAAAAATAACTACAAGTAAGATGGTTGTTTCTCCTAGAGAGCAAATGGTCGATGTTATTAACAAGACCAAGTACACTGGAGCAGCAGGCAGAAGTCGTATGCTTGATGTTAATCCTGAGACAAGTAGAAAGAAAAAGACTGCTAAGGCGTTTAATGTAAACCCTGAAAAAGCAAAGGTTACTAAAAACAAACTCTCAGTTAGAGAGAGTGCTAAGAAGGCGTATAAAGGATCTAACTTACCTCGTAGATACAATGGCTAAAATAATTACACGAAAAAACTTGTTGGGTCGTGATGTTAAAATCACAAAAAGCCCAAATACTAAAACTCGTGAAGTTACAGGAGACTTCGTTGCTAAAAAAAAGGTTAAGACTAATTTGAAGGGAACAACTCAAATTAGAAACCCATTTACAGGCACGAAGCATTTTGAAAAGGTGGATATCGGTAAAAGAGTTTCTACTAGTAAAATAAAGGTGAATAGAAAAAACGATTCTATTGACGTTACTAATAAAACAAAGTATACTGGATCTGCTGGTAGGACTAAAAATTGGGATGATAACCCAAAAACTAATAGAAAGAAATCTACTGTAAGAACTTACATGGAAGATCCTAACACTGTAAGTAGAGTTAAAAAAAATATACCTTTAGAGGAAAAGGCTGCAAAGGCATATAAAGGAAAAAACTTACCAAGAAGATATTAAACTATGGCTACAAGTATCGACAAGAAGAAAAAGGCTGAAAATCCAAATAAGGACTATAGAGGTAGAAGAAATATCTTTGGTCAAGTTAAGGATAAGCAGACAAACATCACAACTGAAAGAGATAATAAAAGAGGTACAACTACTACTCGAAAAGAAGTGGTTAAAACTCGTTCTATCTCTCCAAAAAGAACTGTGGTTGTTAGAAGTGGAAATACAACCAACCCTGAACTTGGGTACAAGGGTATATGGAAATCAAAGGGAGATGTAAAAGCCGTTAAAACAAAAAATGTAGATAAATTCTTGAAAAGAAAAGATGGAAAATATATGCCTTCATCTAATCCTAATCAAAGAGTTTTGGTAACCAAAAAAGATATAGAGGTTACGAAAAAAAGAGACGCTTTTGCTACAAATAAAAAAGCACAAGAGAATGCTCGTAAGAATAACAGCACTATTTTAGATAGTGATAAAGTTAACACCATGAGTGGTAAAAAAGTTGAAAGAAGTGCTTTGAATAAAACAAGGACATATAAAGCAAAACAACTTCCTAAAAGAGTTGCTGTAGGTATTCAAAATGCTGTTGTGGCTTATGGAATGGGATCAGGATTCAAACCTTTATACGGAAAAAATAAAAAATAACATGGCTATTAAAAAAATATCAAAAATGAGTGCAACTCCTAAAAGCAACTCTCCTAAAAGCACACCTACTCCAGGAAAAAGAGTTGTAGAGAAGAAAGTAAATCCATACACCACAAAACCAGTAGTAGGGAATAAAACTTACATCAGAGGAGGCGTTAAGTTTATACAAAACTCAGACGGAACTTATAGAAAAGGTTAAAAAACATTAAACAATGGCAACAATGAAAACAACTGCGAAGACTAACCCTATTACAGGAGATCCAACATATCCAGGAAGCACCGGGTCAAAACGTGAGCAAAGAAAAAATGCTGCTGGTGAATTAACTAGAAGACAAAATAAAGCGGTAAACCAAGGTATTGAAAAGCAAAAAGGTAAAATTGAATACAAAGGTGTACCTGAAACTAAAAAACCAAAAGATTGGAGAGATAAAGTTAAGCCAGATAAAGGTGGTAAAAAGAATATGACTACAACCAATCCTAACAAGAAAGGAAAAGGTGGTTTCAGTATTGTTCCAAAGTCTTGTCGCGGTCCAAAAGAATGGACTAGATAGAGTCTCGGTTCATAAAGATAGACTTGATTGAATCGTAAGAAGTTTTGAATAGGCGTGGGTTTCCCATGCCTATTTCTATTATAACGTAATCCGTAATCAACTCGTCAATCTGTCGTATAGACATCACGTCCCGAATGTCGAACATAGTCCTCACTAACTGCTCTGTTGGAGTTAGGTCGAAGAAGGTTATATCACCACTATTGGTTAAAACCTCCTCTGCTTCGATATAATAGCCTTTAATCAACATTTGGTCTTAGTATATATCTGATTAATCTTCGTAGGTTCTTTGCGTCTCTATAGGAGAGAGGAATCAATTGTCTGCCCTTGTCGTTGGTTATGGCAATATCAACCCCTGCGCCATTGGCCCATTCTGACACTTCTAAAAACTTTCCCTCCTCCTGATCGTGGAAGAAAGTCTTCTTAATTTTTTTTGTGTGCATTTTCTTTAAATTTTAATAGTTGATGTTGGTCGAGAACATACGAGTCACCTGTCCCGAGGTTTCGGATGTTCTCTTCTTTTTTCACATCTTCTGAACGAGAGTATCCAGCGAAACGGATCGTGTAATCATTTTCCACTATGGCAAGTACATACATATCCATCGGCTGAGAGTTTAACTTGACAATCATGCGACCTTGAGGAAGGCGAGTGCTTTTGATATCTATTGTCAAATTCTTATACACGCAGTCTGGTTGACCTGCTGTATCATCTCCAAAAGATAGGCTGAAGTGAATGTTATGCCACTTGCAGAATGCGTATTCAGATAGGCATCCATCGAAGTCTATTTCATACCCCGACTTATCTGAGGCGAACTTCTGATCCACCACATTCTTCTTCCTGCTTACAAATGCTCTTGTAGAGGCGAGAGTTCTCAAAAAGTGAACCTCTGATTCGTTTAATGTAATTGTCATGACTGGAATCCTTTTTCGTTATCATCACCTCCAAAGTAGGAGAGGAATACTATTACTGCTGTTATGATTACAGCTGCCATTAGAAATTTATTCATAGTGTTTGTTTTTTATAGTCCGCAATATCCAGAGTCGCAGTCGTTGAAGTCCTCATCAAAAAGATCCAACTGCATCTTGTAGTTCTTTATCTTTTCGTATGTGATTCCGTTTTTAAACGTGCAGTTGTTTTCCTGCTCCATTCTCATGAACCAATCAAACTGCTTCTCATCCCTCTTGCTCATATGGTTGAGGAATATCTCGTTACGATGGAAACAACCTACGCAATTGTTCTTATAAGCGAAGCGAACAGGCTTGTCCTTCCAGTAAGTCTCTACAGCGTCCTTGAATATTCCGTCTTCGATCAGGGGGAATGAGACACTTCGATATGGCAATGTCTTCCACTTCTTCCTTCCGTTCTTTTCGCCTACCTTGAACTTAAACATCTCAATTCCGTCTTCAGCCTTATTCAGCATAGTCCTAGCACGACTCATTTCGTTTGCTCGGAATCCAATCCTCATGTCTACAGGAAGTTCTGTGTTCTCGTAGCACCATTGGGCAATAGGCTCAACCTTCATTTTAGAGGTGCAGAATCTTCTTGTCACATTGGGCAAGTAGCCTCCAGACTTCTTAATGACTTGCTCAAATGTTGTCTCACTTAGCCATATGATTTCTTGCCCAATAAACTGCTCGAGGTCCAACATTGTGTACACAATTGTATCCTCTTCAAGAGTTCCAATGAATTCCTTTCCGATCTTGTCCGAAACAATTTGCCTCACCTTCTCGTCAGGAAACAGAACTCTCTTATCATCTGTACGCACGAGAGAGAAGACATTGTAGTCAGCCGGGTAGTGAACCGCTAAATACGAAGATGTCTTCCCTCCGCTTAAACTATTAACTATCTTCATTCAGGATCTGTTGTTGTGCCTACAGTTGTTGGGTCTACATACACTGTGTCTCTTGGTATGTAGGTAGCCTTAAACATTTGGTGGTCTTCTTTTTGTACTGGGTGGTAGTTACTTATATCGCAACCTAATGCAAGGCAAGTTATGATAACCGACAATAAGAATATAAATATTTTTTTACTTTTTGTTGACATTATTTTGTTCATTAATTAAGTCACTTACTTCTTGAATTCTACCTCCTATCCAAGCCATCACAGGTACAGCCATTGAGTTGCCCATTGCTTTGTACCTTGGCCCATCTGGGGACTCTGGTTTTTTTCGGTATGGGATGTTTGTAAAGTTGTCGGGGAATCCTTGTAACCTCTCACACTCGACAGGAGTTAGTCTTCGAACTCTAGAGTTTTGGATTGTACCACCAGTATGGTTAATGTCAGAAGCGGAAGACGAGATAGTTTGAGAAGTTCGGTCATTAACGCTCATGTTGTACATATCAACGGCAATACCTTTTTCAGAAACAACTAAGCCTCTTCCGTCTATCAAATCCTGGTTACCCATTCCTTTATAATCTCGCGCTAATAAAGATCCCATTGTTTCAGAATCATTTGGTGGCAACCACTTTGTTTCAGAAACTATTGGTGTGTTACCACCGCCTGTACCCCAACGAGATGTTACTGTACTACTCGTCTCTCCCATTTCCTTAACTCTGCTGTCATTAGGATGATTTTCGTAAACATCTTTCTGAATTACCGCAGAGAAGTGTCCTTTGTCAGGCATATATTGATCGTGACAGCGAGTGGTTAGACTTGCGGCTGTTTGCCCACCATCCCACCATGAGTCTGGTTCTACAACAGATACGGTTGATCTAACATCCCCAACATCAAAACAATTCAGAGTATTTGACACATCATCTTCAACCCAAGTTTCTAATCCGTCTTTGGTTGTTGCTCGGCTTGATTTACGGTATGTAGCAGGGCCTCCTTCAATCGATCGGGTAACTTTTTCCCTCTTACCTCTGCTCTCCGCAATATGCCTGCACAAGCTTTCTGACTCAAATAGAACCGCTGCGGCAGGTCTCCAGTCTCCAAGATATCCGACAACAAAGATTCTTCTGCGTCTTTGTGGGATTCCAAAGTGTTGAGCGTCAAGAATTCTGTAGGCGAACCCATACCCGAGTTCCCCCAACGCCCCGAGGAGGGAAGCAAAATCTTTTCCTCCGTTACTTGACAAGACACCGGGGACATTTTCCCAAACGATCCACTGGGGTTTTGCTTTGTTAGCAATGCGACAGAATTCAAGGGCCAAGTTGCCACGAGGGTCTTCCATTCCTTTTCTGAGACCTGCAACGGAGAATGATTGGCAGGGAGTTCCTCCAACGAGAACATCGATAGTTGTTTCATTAAATATAGGGTTTGAGTGAATTAAAGTCATGTCCCCTAAGTTGGGAACTTCTGGATAATGGTGCTGTAGGACAGCTGATGGGAAAGGTTCTATTTCTGAAAACCATTGCGCCTTCCAACCTAGTGGATGCCAAGCCATCGTAGCGGCTTCTACTCCCGAACATACTGATCCGTATCTCATTTGTTTTTTATTTTTTCGATTGCACTTTTTAAATAAACAGCCATGTCAAGGCACTCCTCGTAGGCTTCTTGTAACCACATGAGGTGGTCATAATCAGTTCGGTCCACCGTTGTTCCGTATTGGAGATACCCTTTCTTCTCACGAATTCTAAGGTCATCCATTAACTTGGTAAGTATCTTGGAGTCCTTAATCTCGTAGTGAGGTTCTATGTTGTGGGTACTATTCTGCTCCATAAGTCTCATAGTGTTTACGAATAATATCTTGAACAAACTTTTGTTTTATTTCATTCCAATCACTTGTATCCGTCTCGTCCTTTGACAAATGAGCAGACACTCCGTAAATTGTTCCTTCCGCAGTTACAGATTTAACCAGGGTGTATTCATACTTCACATCTAAAGTGATTTCTCCTCTAAAGAAATATTCTGTCTTGTGTGGCTTTTGAATTGTGATTTCCATAGTTTATTTTTGAATTTTAAGTTTAAAGTATAGGTCTGAAAGTGCTTCTTTAGGCTGAGGATATCCGTTCTCTTCCATCTTCTCAACAAAATATTGTATCAACATCCTATCCTTCCAAGATGTCTCAACAGTGTCTTCAAATGTTCTAATGCCATGCAATACTGTAGCGTGGTTTTTATTTTCAAACTCACTACCAATACCCCCTAGTGTAACTGGCAATGTCTTGTGCATCATCCAATAAACTAGTTGTCTATAAAGAACATTCTCTCTCTTTCTATTAGAATCACCTGGCGAGTTATAAACCTTCATAGCAATGTCTTTCATTAGGTTAATATAATTCCTCATATTAGTCCCTATTGAGACATTGTAAATCACATGGCTAATTTTATCAGCCTCCTCCTTTAAATGAGGGACGAAGATTACCAAGTCATGAATAAACATTTCTTTCTTTTCGTTTGGCACATACTCTAAAATGTCTCCAAAACGAACTTTTCTTTCTTTTACTTCCATTCTTATTGTTATAGGTTATTAAAAATTTCTTTAACTTGTTCTAGTGTGTGTCTTTGGATGAAATCCCAGTAGACGAACTTGTACAGATTTTGAAAATATTTGCGTTTGTAACTTTGAGTGTTGATCGGCTTGTCGATGCCAAGTTCTTTACAAGTCCTTTTATTCGCTTTAGTCTTAATTTCATCATTTACCTCTTTGTTGATTATGTTATTGTTTCGCAAATATCTAACATTCTTTTCACAAAATCCAAATAAAACTTCAACTATTTCAACATATTTTTTATCAACACAGATATAAACAGCCTCAATGTTTTCGTAGAAGTCTTGTTTTGAGCCAATTAACTCTCCGTCCTTCAGTTTAGTTATTGCAACTTGACGAAGGCCATACTGAAATGCTGGATCAGAATGGTATGTCTTCGTCTTCATATTCTTGTTGTCTTGTTTCGTATTCGTCTAATAGGATTCCTCTACTATCATCACCAACCTCTGCAAACCTTTTTGTCTTCACATCGTAAATGAAAGGAACTTCTCCAACCCGGCCAATGAAGGACCAACGTATCTTTTGAATGTTGATGAGAGTTTGCCCAGACACATAGTCTCGATATGCAACGAAGCCATTGTCACACTTGTTGAAGAAGTGAGCAGATCCGGCTATGTCGTAAAGAGTAGGCATAACATACACTCCGTTCTCCTTCCTGATCTTTGTAGGGTGTGCAATGACAAATACATGGACTCCGTAACGATCCTTGAATCGTTTAACCTTTGTGAGTGCCTCTGAGATATACTGT